CCACCAGAACCATTAGCAGCAGCAGTCAAACGGCCTTTAGCGTCAACAGTAATGTTTGCGTTCGTATAAGAACCAGCAGTCACAGCAGTATCAGCCAAACCAAGTTCAGCCGCTGAGCTAGTCCCCGAGTTTGTTATAGGTCCAGTAACGCTAATAATACCAGAGGTACCATTAGTACCATTAGTTCCATTAGTTCCAGCAGCACCAGTGGCTCCAGTTGCCCCAGTATCACCTTTATCACCCTGAGGACCAGTATCTCCAGTATCACCTTTAGGGCCAGTTGCTCCGGTTGCTCCTGTTGCTCCAGTAGCTCCAGTTGGGCCTTGAATACCCTGAATACCTTGAATACCCTGTGGGCCTTGAGGGCCAGTTGGGCCAACAGCACCAACATTAACAATAATTAATAGCACATGATGGGTATTAGGAAAATTAGTTGTTCCAGTACCAGCAGAAGTTACCAAAGTTACAGGGAAGTTATCCCAAGTGGAGTTATAGGTTGGTGTGCCAGTGACCTCCCATTTTTGATAACTCGTTGCATCATTAGCATCCTGAATAATAAGAAAATCGCCTTGATTGATTAAGTCAAGAAATAGTGAATCGTCTTGCCCATCACGGTCAATATGGTTCACACGGATAGCAGTTGAATTTATTTGTGTGCTGTTATTCCAACCAAGTTGATTAGTCGTTGGGTCGCCAGAAGTCGTGTTTGTGCGTGTCGTGTAATGGTAATGCGAGCTTGACCCACCTGTCGCGCCTGTCGCCCCGGTATCGCCTTTGACACCTTGTATGCCTTGGATTCCTTGAGGGCCTGTTGCACCTGTAGCTCCAGTATCGCCTTTATCTCCCTTTATACCCTGAGGACCAGTTGCACCTATAGCTCCAGTATCGCCTTTATCTCCTTGAGGCCCAGTGAGTCCAGTATCACCTTTTACGCCCTGAATTCCTTGAGCACCAGTAGGTCCTGCTGGACCTGAAGAGTATGGCAAACTATTCCAATTATCAACACCATTACCAGCCTTAAACTTGCCAGTATCAAGTTCTGTACCAAGTTCACCTTCAGCTAGTAATGGATTAGCTGCTGCCCATTGAGCAGCAGTTCCACGTCTGATTTGTATTTTAATAGCCATTAAATTCCACCTGCATCAATTGGGAGTATTCCTCCATAATTTGAATTAGGCAAACCACCATCAATTTGCCCATATATTAATCCTGCTGGACCTTGTGGGCCAGCCGAACCATTTGCTCCATTTAAACCTTGTTTACCATCTTTACCGGGTTTGCCTCGAAGAGATTCAAGCCATTGCTTCTCAGAGCCAACAAAACCTTCTTGCACAGCAATGTCATAAGCAGTATCGCCAGTATCTCCCTTTGGACCTGCTATGCCATCTTTACCGTCTTTGCCAGCCTTACCTGCTGGACCAGTCTTTCCAATAGGACCTTGCTTACCATCTTTGCCAGCTTTACCATCAATGCCATTTTTACCATTGGTTCCGTTAATGCCGTTGATGCCATTACGACCATCAAACCCATTGAGACCATCTTTGCCATCAATACCGTTAGTACCGTCTAGACCGTCTTTACCATCTTGTCCATTGAGTCCATCTTTACCAGCAGGTCCAGCCTCTCCTTGAGGTCCCTGTGGGCCATCCTGACCATCTTTACCTGCAGGTCCCTGTTCACCTTGCGGACCAACATACTCAGATGGGTCAGGTATAACAATAGAACTGATTCTTTTATCAGCTTTTTTGATTTCAGCCTCAACCTTATCAGTCCAATCCTGAGAATTGTCTGGGAGGTTAGAGTCTGGGAAGTAAATTGCCATAGGTACATTATACCACATAAACGAAGAAAACCCCCGGAGACATAAGCCTCAACGGGGGTTCTCGCACACAACGGCAAAGGAGGTAGCCGTATGTATATTATATCACACTATTTTTGATTTTCTACAATCAACTTGATTTCACAAGCATCTGTTGTGCAGTAAGCATCTCCAATTGCATCAGCAGCTAGACCAGCATAAACTCCATCAAAATCAATAGGGAACAACTGGTTGCCATACTCGTGATATTCTTCAGCAGTAATCTGAGTATAAGGCATCTGTGGATAAACATGATTACCTGAAGGCAAGAATGAAATCGTCTTCAGTTGACCATCATACATATGCAATACTGTTCCAACATCTTTTGATTCAGTTTCTGGGTCAAATGATACTGTAACTGATACTGAGTTATCTGACCAATACCTCTGTGCAGTAGCTGCAAGGTTAGCCTTCTCAAAGATACTAACATCACGCTCAGCACGTTTAGCACCAGACTTCACAGGGAAGAATACTACTGAAGTGCTGTCAGGTGATTCACTGGCAGGTTCTACTGTGTAGTTAGCCATCTTGAATAATGCCAACATAGGGTCGTCATTACCAAAGCGGATTGCACGAAGGAAGTATTCACCACCCGGAGTCCAGTGAACACCCGGTGACTCACCAGCAAGAATCGATACAGTACCAGATGGCTTGATAGTAGTCATCTTTACAGACTCACGAACACCCAACCACTCAGAGTATGTTTCATCATACTTCTTTACAGTTGCATAGCCCTCATTCATCCATTCACGGAGAACTGGTAGACCTTGGTTATCAGCAAAGTTAGCTACACCAGAAATCGAAGTTCCAATACGGCGATTACGTTGCATAATAGCATTTGTCTCTTCCCAGTGGGTAGGAAGCAAGGTTACAGTCTTTGCGTAAAGGTAAGCAAACTTGAGTGTACGCTTAAAGTCCTCTAGCGACTCGTGACGGTTCAAATAAGTCTCTACCAAGGTACACATCTCATATGACTCTAGAGACTGCTCAGCACACGGGTTATAGCCAACCACACGGTGGTCCTTATTATTAATTGGGTCAGCTAGACGACCATACTTACGAGAAGTATCCATCCAGATAACACCGGGCTCTCCATTGCGGATAATGCCATCAACAATAGGTGAGAAGTCTGTGCCTACAGATACCTCAACCGAGTTATTAGACATCCAAGCCCAGCCCGGAGTTTCAGGGTCATAGCTATTACGCTCTGGGAATCGCTCAGCGTTCTTCAGGTTTAGGAAGTCCTCATCATCAATACGACCAATAAGCAACTCAGCTGAACGGCGAACGTTGCCAGATACTACACATACACCAATAAGGTTTCCAATATCAGCTAGGTCACGGCGAGTTACTTGCTCTCCACCACGACCATCAAAGATTAGCTTGATTGCATTGTGCAACTTCATAAGAGGTGCTGGACCTGAAGCGGTTCCACCAAATGACTTGATAGGAGTACCATAAGGTCGTACTTGGTCATAGTTGAGGATAACTGTCTTTTGATTAGGCTTTAGGTATGAGTTGATAAGTGCAACCGTTGATTCCTGCCAGCCCTCACGGGTATCTGGAACTTCATATTCAAAAGTTTCCTCTAGTGGAGTATAGATTTCAAAGCCTTTATCAGCACCCTTATCATCAAAGCCAACACCAACACCAAGCATAGATGCTTCCATAAGGAAAGCAAATGGCTTCCCAGGATTAGCCTTAGTCATTTCATTAGTAGATACAAATGCACAATTCTGAAGGGCTGCCGAGTTCTTTTGACGATTTACAATATCAGTACCCATAACCCATAAGCCACGACCCGGAGGAGTCCACTTTAGATTAAATAGACGGTCATAGGCTTCTTTAGCTGAGGCTGCTGCTTTAGTATCTGACCAAGGCAATCTTGATTGCTTAGCATGGTCCTTCTGTAGTGAGTACATACCATTAATAACACGCTCACAGACCTCGTGCCAAGTTTCCTTTGTACCATCTTCCTTTTTGCGTGAGTATGTGCGTAGGAATGTAATCTCGCCTACTGAGTTGCCAGCTACATCTTGGTAGCCGAATGGTGCTTTTTTGCTCTGATAACCAGCGATAAAGTCATCGCTAAGTCTAAATGAAAACATTAATCTCCTTTGTTAGTTGTTGGGTGGTCTTACATTATAGCATACTATCTAGACAAAAGAAAATCCCCCACCGAAGTGAGGGATTCTCTATTTGAAACTGGATTATGCAGCAGCACCAGTCGAGGCAAAGGTTCCAGCAGGAACCAAGAAACCACCAGTAGCCAAGTGACGAATACGCATCTGGAAGTCATCGTTGTCGAATGAACCATCACGCATTGGGACTTCTCCGCCACCAAGCAACTGTCCGCCTTCTGACTTAATACGAAGCTCAGGAGTCTCGTATCCACGAAGGAACGAAAGAACAACTGATGGGTTAAGAGTTACCGAAGGAGCAGGAATCAAGAACCAGTACAACGAAGCACCAGTGTTGATGCGAGTCAACCATGGGTTGACAACTACATCTACACGACCTGCGATTGGGTTGCCGTGGGTCTGAAGGTCGCTACCAACGGTAGTACGGATTTCAGTAACCGAAAGGATATTGCGAGCAGTCATCTCAAGTGCAGGTGAGACTACGAGAGTCCAACGCTGTACTGGAGTGATTGTACGGCCATTGTATGTCTGCTGGTTTACAGCGTTCATTGCAGCCTGTAGGTTATTGATAGTAAGGGTTGGGTTTAGACCAGCACCGTTTGCAACTGAACCAAGGTTCTGATTCGTAGTGTTGAAGTTGGTGGTGTTTAGACCTGAAGCTGAAACCAACTGCTTGGTTGCTTCACGGTCTTCTAGACCAGCAGCGTGCAAAGCAAGTTCGTTTGGTAGACGCTCTAGAACACCGAAGTTGTTGTCATTGACAATAGACTCCCATGAAAAGCGGATACGCTCACCAGACTTCTTGATGCTGATTTCCTTCTCAGAAGCCGAGAATGACAAGGTTGGGTACTCGTCATATTCGCCTACGTTTGGAAGTGAACCATCGATGAAAGTTTCTCCACCATTTGAATCAGCAATGTTGTTCTGGTCAAACTTGAACTGGAAGTACTTCTGTGGGCGGAAGTCATCCAAAACAGTCTTAGTTGCAAACATATCCCAAACCTTTGGAAGAGCTGCATAGCTCTCAAGGAGGATACGGTTCAAGTAAGGCTGGATTTGAACAGGGAAGTCAGAGGTAGAGATACCTTCCTTGACCTTGAATTGGGCTAGTTTGTCGCCACGAAGAGCGTTATCCCAGATTTTCGCAGCTTCGAGCTGACGTGTAGTAATAGACATAATCTTCTATACCTTTCTTAGCAACCGAAGATGCGGATAAATGCTTCGTTAGCAGCTACAGCAGTAGTTGCAGACTTTGCACGAAGAGCGTGACCGAATAGGATGTTGCTTGTAGCAGTGGTAGTCAATACACCAGCAGAAGTGATGTAAACAGCCTGACCAACTGTTAGAGTTTGTCCAGCAAGGGTTACAAGTGGGGTGATTGATGAGCCACCAAGTGACATATCAAAACGGAATCCACCGCTGAACTTCACAGTGGTGTAGTAGTTGCCATCTGAGCCAGCAGCTGCGTCAACTAGAGCAACACCGTAAAGTGCTCCAACAGTGACAGGCCAACCTGACTTGATAGTGCTTGCAACTGGCAGAACGAGAGATTCTGCTTCAGCATAAATTTCATTTGCAGCCATGATTAGCCTTTCTTACTAGCAACGTGACGTGAAACGATTGCATCGAAGTCGTCAAGTAGAGTTGAGGTCTTAGCCTCGTGAACAACACCGCTGTTATCAGCGGCTGGTGCTACTGACTCGCTGATTGCAGTAACGTATGCACGCTCTTCTGCAATTAGGTCATCAACAGACTTTGCTTCGTCAGCCTTAAGAGCCTCAACCACACGGTCAAGAGCTAACTTTGGCAGACCTGATTCGTTGAACTTGGCAGCTAGTTCTACTGCGCTAATGGCTTCGCCATCAACGGCAACAGGCTTAGATGCCTCTGCCAGAATCGAAACTGATTCGACTACTGGAGTTAGTGCCTCAACGAAGGCAGTTTTGAGGTCAGCAATAGCTGCATCAAATTCTTCCTTAGTAATTGACATTACATTTCCTTCCGATACGGATTCTGAAACCGGAGTGGAGTCAGCATCTTTTCTTGTGTAACTTTCTAGGAGGTTGAGAAACTTACCCCCAGCACCAGCTACGGTTACAACATCTACACTTGTTAGTGGGTCTGCCACTAATGCTTCGATGATTGGGCCTTGACGACCCTCTGCTTCACCAACGTTGGCTTCGCCAAGCGCATGGATAGACAAACCTACATCTCCTGCCATTTCCTTAATCATAGGAGCATAGAAGGAGTAAAATTCAATATCGGCTACTAAGCCGTTTTCGCTAAATATAGCATCGCTAGTTAGCTTACCTGCAAGCTGACGTACGTCACGCTCAGGTCTATCTGTTGATTCAGATACTGATGGGTGGTTCATGAAGACCTTAGTTCCCTTAGTAAAAACTTTTGGTCCATATTCTGCCAACATCTCAGGCCCGTAATAGCCAGAGGAACCCCATCCAGATTCAATAACTTTTACACGCCACTTATTACCAACAGTAGAAGGTGCAGACAGATTGAGATTCTCATTTAGTTCAATACTCATGCGTTCTCCAAAGTTATCCATTAGATATTATTATAGCATACAATCACATTATGCAGTAGGTTTATTATCTGCTGCTCTTTGGTCATTACCATTATCTTGCATTGAGCCAACAGCACCTGAGTTACCCTGTGAAGGAATTACTGATTTAGGCTTTGCGCTCGCAGTAGGTTTTGCTGCTGCCATAGCTGGGTTTTCTGGAACTGTATCATGCAACTTAGCAATATCTAGTGCCTCAATGATTGCATTACGGTATTCATCATCCCAAATTGCACCAGACTCTTTAGCAAGTGCTAATGCCTGAGTATAACGCTGAGAAGGTTCTACTTCAATCTTAGGCCAGTTGATTTGTAGCTGCTCTGACTTGGCTCCCATAAACTTCATAATGCGGAAGTAGAACTGAGTCCAAACTGCTTGGCGAGCTTCCATAGCCTTCACAGTAGGAACGTCTAGGGTCTGTGCAGTTCCATAAGCTCCAGAGGTTCCGGGGTCAGATAGCAAAGCAACAACAGATACTTCAAGAGCAGAGGCAACCATTGAGCCAAGTGCACGACCATCATTTAGGTTTACAGAGTTAGCACGAGGAAGACTTGATAGTTCCATCTCTGAACCAGTCACAGCAGTTGAGCCGATAGCATGGCTTGAGGCAATTGCAGCAGCGGCATTAGTGCCACCAACTTTAGTCTTTGACTTTAGCTGCCAAGCGAACATAGCCAATGCCTTTAGCATACGGCTACCATCTTTTAGGTATTCATTATAAGCGTGTGCCCAAGGTAGAGCTGGGAAAGCATCTGGCACACCCCAAATGTGACCTGAGCGGCGATTGACACGAGAGGCAAAGATGCGACCAGATATATCAACTGGCTGATTCTGAATGTTAGAAGCATAGTTTCCAATTGGCTCATAGGTATCGGTTGGATACCAAACATTCATAATCTGCGTAGTTTCAGAACCGCTGGTAAAGTTTTGTATATGACGGTTCCAAGTACGGCGGTAGTAGCGGATTTGCTCTTGGTCATCTGGGTCAGTAATAACTCCAGTAATCTCACTGAAGGGAATCCTCTGGAACTTCTTAGTATTCACAAAGCCAAGTACAAAGAACTGACCATCAGTAAAGTGGCTACGCTCATTTATAACCTGTGCCTCTGAGGAGAATAAGACATCTTGGTTCTGTGCATCAAGCATAAATTTCTGAATACGAGGAGGTTGCTCACTGAAGGATACGCCTCTACCAAAGATATAAGAAGTTCTTAGGCTAGAGCCACGCTTTAGTAGCGGATTACCTTCTGAGATTTCACGGATATGTCTAGCAGCACGTTGCATATGCTGAAGCGAGAACTTTTCCTCATCATTAGTAGCTGAGATAGGAGCCCAGCCTTTGTCATCAAAGTCTAGGATTGCTTGAGCCATCGAGTTATAAGACTCCGTTAGGAACTCATTCTCACTAAGACTTTCTTGCAAACGCTGTGAAAGTTCGGAATTATCCATTAAAAAGCTCCTAAAAGTATTGTAAACTCTATTTTACCATACCCATTTTGAGTAAAAAGGATTAGCTTCATCTAATGGATTAAAGTCATAAGCAATAACATCGCCCACTTGCTTATCAGCATAGGGCATATTTAGTATCTTAGATAGGTCAGCAGTAGCATAAACCAAAGCATCAAGGCTATCTGGGGACTTTACGCCACGACTACGCATATCATCTTTAGACTCCATTAGGATTGCACCCTTTGGAGTAAACTTATATTGAATCATAAGCATCTCATCAAGTAAGGTCTTATCATCAGGGTCCATATCTATTCTGCTATCTAACATCATCTCACGGAGATTATCATAGTTAGAAGCACGAGCATTATGCCAACGGGTATTATCAGGGCTTGCAGCAGAACCCATCATAGAGATAGTTATGTACTTATCTCCTGATAGGCTTACTACAAGGTCCACAATAGGACCACCAAGACCTGCGCCATCTATACGGACTTCTTTAGCTCCAGTTTCCATAGCGGCTTGGTGGATGCGATTAGCTGACTCAATAGCAGTAGCCTTAGTCCAAGTGGCATACTTGCGAACCTTGCCACCACGGTTTATATAGATGACTGAATCATCTTCACCAAAGCGGGCAACGTCACAGCCAAGAACACAATCTATTTCCATATCATCGGCAACATCAAGGTCAATAGCTTTATCAATAGCAGTTTGTGAAAAGAATGTATTATCAGCTTCATCTGGAAACTCTCCTAGTACCTTTGACTTGAATCGTGCAGAATCTTCACCCCAAGCAATCTTACGCTTTTCTACCCATTCCTTTTGGATAAGAAGTGGTCTTAGGTTATCAGGAATAACTTCATCTGTAAAGTTAGGGCTATCATAAGCACTAATCTTAATCTTGTTCCAAGTGGGGTCTTCTCGGAAGATTCTGTGGAACTCAGTTCCTCTTCGGTCTGGATTTCCAATGGCAAGTACTCGTGCGTCAGCTGTGTTGGTAACAGCCTCAGTAGCAGTATAAAGGTCTAGTGGAATACCACCAGCTTCATCAAGGATAACCATAACATAGCGTCTGTGGATACCTTGGAACGCAGATACGATATCGGTATCAGCAGGTCGTCTACCAAAGGCAACTAGAGTGCCGTAAGCATCATCTAGCTTCCACTCCTCAGACTGATTGATATGTCCCGGTAGTGGGAAGCCTCGCTCAGCTGCAAGTTTGTGGTTATCCTTCAGCTCACGGAAAAGAACACGAGCAATCTGAGGATAAGTAGGAGCAGAACAAATCATAGCAGTCTCGTAGACATCATGAACTGCAATCCACCAAGCACCCATCATGCCAGCAAGAGCTGATTTACCAGCACCGTTACAGGAAACAACAGCTGTGTGAGAGTTATCTACAACACTCTGTGCAACTTCTCGCTGCTTGCTCCACAGGTGCTTACCTAGCACGTCATTGACCCAAGCCTCTGGGTCTGTTAGATAAATGCTATTCTTAGACCGCTTACGCAAGTCAGCAATAACACCATCAATGACATTATCAAGCATCTAGTTCATCTTCCATAATCTCATACTTAGCCTGTAGTAGCCCGTCAGCCAAAATACTCTCAAGCTCACTCTTAGTAATCTGTGGGTACTTCTCTGCTAAAGTTTGCTTCGCAAAGTTCAACGCAGAGTCCATAGCTCTTAGTAACACACGCTCTTGAAAATGAGATAGCTTAATCATATTCTCATCAAGATTCTGTTGCTGGCTATCCAATCTCTTGCCAATAGTCTCAAGGGACTTGAGCAATAGCCTAGCTGAGTCAATGTCTCCAGCTTTAATAGCCTGTGCGTGTAGGGAATCCTTCAGCTCATGCAGTTCAGTCAGTAGTAGCTGACGCTGTTCGTGCTCAGTCCAGACATTCCGACTTTGAAGCAACTGCTTTACATGATGCACAGCCTGAGCAGCAGGTATCCCAGTAATCCGCTCCATCTCGTTGCCAGACTTACCTCCAGCTGCTGCCTTTATTAGAACATCATCTAGAATGCTAGAACCCTTATTAGCAATAGCACTCATAAGCCGCGCTTCCACTTTTTAGTTTTAGTCTCTGGTGCTACCGAACTAGGATTATGCACAAAGGAGTCAACTAGAGCTTCTAGTCTAACAAGTCTATCGTGAAGCATATTATGGCTAATGATTAGATTACGCAAAGTCTCATCAAACTCAGTATCTTTGTTCTTATCTTCATGTTCTTCAATAGGGTCTGTTATACCTCGTGTTGCCATTTTGGATTTCCTCTAGTTGGGATGTTTCAAAAGTTTTAAAAATATGGGCGAAATTTTTTTTAGTCTTGGATTTCCTCAAGAAGTATTTCCTGACGATATGTTTGAATGGCTTCATCAATCAAGTCCCAGACTTCATAGTCATCATTCATCTCAAAGTAGATAACCTCAGAGTCACCACTGGATTCATCGTAGAATATGGCTTTCCATACTTCTACTTCCCCACCATCGTGTAAGTCAAGGGAGATTTTATACGAGCCATAGCCCGACATATTTACAATGATATCTGTCATATTGCTATCATAACATATTGCAGGGATAGTTATTCTAAAAGTTCAGAAGTTGGCTGAAGCGGATGCGAGTGTACCCCACCCGAAAATGCGAACATACGTTCGATAAAATGGTCTGTTTGAACCCGTGTTTATTCGAACAAGATACGGCGTGTTGTTCGATAAAAGCCGACTTTAGATGAACAATCGATGAATAAATCCGCCATTTTCCCCGATTCTTGGCAAACCGGTCATAAAATCTAAGTAGTAGCAAGGGATTGGCGGTTTCGACCTGACCCCCTTCGCCTATTCGACAAGTTGATAACTACAAAGTGGACGCGAGCCTAGCCCCTAGCAGGGGTTTATTCAGGGGCAGAACCTGACTAGGCACGACTTAGGGCACGAGCCCCTAGGCAAAACAAAGGATGAACCATGAGCAACTACTCAAACGACTACGGAACTAAGGCACTAAAGGCAATCAACCGACTACAGGCAAAGCGTGAACTATGGCTAAAGTTTCATGTTTTGGACTTGCCATGTTGGGCAGGGGATTCGAACAAAATAGTCATTGAGTGCCCTTGTTCTCAATGTAAGGAAATAGTCAAATCTTGCGCAAACACGGGCAAGTATCCCGTCTGGATGGAATAAGGATTCGCCTAGCAACCCTTGGGGGTTATTCGGGTTCATTACCCGACTAGGCACGCATGGCACAAGCCACGCAACACAACTAACAAAGGAATAAAAAGTGATTAGTCTACAAGATGCAAAATACAATCTAAAAATCCGTTCTTCATTCAATGCAGGAAACCTAACCGCAAATGTTGAGTCGGGCGAAAAAAACGGTGAGGAGGTTCCCGTTTATGTTGTTCGCTCTTATGGTGTAGCCATTGCTAAGTGTTCACCATTCGCCAATGTTGATGTTTGGATAACTGATACTAAATACAGCCAAACAACCAGCAAGCACACTAACCTAGTAAAAAAAGCGTGGGCTAACTAGTGGCAAAGCATGCAGACAGTAAGCGCACCATCCAAGCCAAAGCCAAGACGCTAGTCTTGCGACAGGCACGCAAAGACAAGGCACAACTAAGGGCTATCAAGTAGCCTAAACGCCTAGCCCGTTAGGGGTTTACCAAGTGCAAATCTTGGCTAGGCACGAACTAACCCAAAAGCGGTTAGTCATAAGAAAGGTAAAAAAATGGTAAAGTTTCAAATAATCGCAAGAAGCCCCGAAGGTTGGCACCGTGTCTATTGGGCTCCAATGTTTGACACAGAAGCAGAAGCCAACGCATGGCTAGAAGAGGACCACGATTGGGACTGCCAAATAGACATCCTAGAAGTGGAGTTAGACGCATGAAACTTTGGAAACTAGCCCTAGGGTTTATCCTATTTTTCATCCTGATGAACACAGCATGGCACGCACAGGGACTAGAGACAATCCCTTTCATCCCGATTATAACAATGCCATAACGCAACTTGACAAGTCCTAGGCTATGACTATAAACTAGCCTTACAACTAAATAGAGTGAACTAATACAAGGTGGCGCATAATACCTTAGCAATCCGTGTCAAAATCCACCCTGCCCGATTTATTCGGGGATAAAGGCAAACGTTCGATTATAACGATTTGGTAACAAGCCAACAAAGGGCAAGTTTTTATGATAGACTTAGTTTGATGCCCGTTTATCTTTATAACGATTTGGTAACAAGCCTTGACATTCTCAAGAATCTATGCTAAGAAAATCTGATTATAACGATTTGGTAACATGACCTCGGCGAGCGCAGTTTTCTGCTATGCTAGATTTGATACCCGTTTCGCTTTATAACGATTGCGTAACGCCTATTGACATTATGCACAAGAGGTGCTATGCGATTCGGTTTATAACGATTCGATAACATGGCTTGACAATACCCTGCCCATAGTGTAATGCGATTGCAGGAGACCGCTAGAGACACTTTCAGGGTATCCCCTTAGTGATAGTTCCATAAGAGGGCTAAGCCCGCCTACGGGTCGCTGGTGGCTTCCTAGGGCATAATGGCTTGTTCGGTGTGATTGGGATTGTTTTGATTCCGTTATGAAAACGTTATAAAAAAAGTGGCATTTCAACTTGACAAGCGGTTCAGAGTGTGTTTAGATAGATACATCAGCGGGAAATGCCCAAAGATAGATAGGTTCAAAAATGGCACAGGTTACAACTTGCAATGATTGCGGATTCAGAGTGTATAACTATAGCGAAACAGCGCAAGCCGATTGGGATAACCATCCTTGCTCTACAGGCGACACCTTGAGCGAAGATGAAGAGGAAGAGGAGTAACCTGTGGATAACTTTTAGTGCCTTACCCTGCCCATTCCGTTATGTTTTATTATATTATAATAAAATATAATACTTACTACTAGTAAAACATAAAATAACCCTGTTTTGGGTAGGGTTTGGCACGATTTCACATGATTATAACCATAATCGACAACTCAATAAAGCATAATGTTATGTTATTGTGTTATGAAACATAGTAGATAACATAACAGTAAATCATAATAGATAACAACATAACATTATTATAACGACACTTGACAACTGCTAAATAGTGTTATAAGGTTATTACAACATCACAACAGAGAGGAAGTTATCCACATGGCAGATTATAACGAAAGCATAACGACTTTAGAAATACGCAACGAAATAGAAAGAATCATGATAGCCTTGGAAACACACAACCAGAAGACAACGAAAGCAGAGGTAAATAAATGAACGCCTATGTCATTAGACTGAAACATGATAAGGGATACATCAACATCACAGTAAACGCAACATCAGAAGATGACGCTAGGGCTATGGTGCTACGCTCAGAACGTGCACCAGAATCAGCGATTGTATCAATCACTAGGTTAGCGTAGACAACATGGCGATTACCTGCTATGCTTGTCTATGGAAGTCCGAAACAGTAATCGCAATAACCTTTTGCCCGACTTGTGGCAGAGATTCAGAACTACACACACAACACACACAACCAAAGGAGCAATAAAAATGGCTATACAACTAATCACCGAAGAGCGAGCATTAGAGATGTTCGATGACTTACTAGATGAAACTAACGAAGTTGTAAAGATTGCAGGATTGACTTTTTACCCTAGTAGAATCCTGAAGGATTGCGACCCGATTGCTTATGGCTTATACGCTACAGAATACTACGATAGCCTAGTCGATGATGGTATCTATGTCGAAGGCTACACAGAACAGAACTACGATGTCAGACTATGCCCTGAATGTGAAGAGTATGCAGTAGACTTTCGTGATACCATCTGTGAGGATTGCGACATTCAACTAACGACCTTCAACAATGCATAAAGAATAACAACTTGATAACAACACTTGACAACTAGCAAAATCTGTATTACATTTATTACAAGACAACCAAAGGAGATAACATGGATAAGACACTAGAAGAACGCTACAAAGACGCTATGCGAGCAATAACTAAGATAGGCGTAAAGACTTATCGCAACGTGCAGGGATGTTGCCGTTCTTGCATAGGTAATGTAAAGTTTGACGAACCGACAAGCCCTATTCTATGGAACTATGGTGGACAAGGTAATCGTATAAAGTTTCACGGCAACTACGCTATGGATGTAGACGGCTATTTCGTTGACAAGATTTACCTATACCATTCGCTGATTACACCACTATTGGCACAATCGGTAATGGCTATCTTTCAGAATCATGGCATAGTTGCAGAATGGGATGGGAGCGAACATTCGGCTATCATTATCAGACCGAAACTATCTGTTCCGAACCGTGATAAGTTTGACCAAGCGACCTTAGTCAATAACCTGCTGAATAAGTATTCACTAACTTATGAGCAGATGTTTGATTCTTATCAAGGCAAAAGAATCTTTGAAAAACTTTGGGATAAGGGATTTCAGGATGACCAAGTAGAAGCGGTATTCGAGGATGTGAAAGACTCTGTTGATAAGAAAATCGCTAGTGAGATACGATGGAAAGCCGAGAGAGCAGAGCGTGAAGAGCAGAAGGCACTTACTGAAACGCTACTTGAGAACCTAAGCGGATACGCTGAACTTGACCGCTTGAAAGCATGGCTAAATACTACTAACCAGCAACTAAGCGAGTTTGACGTGAAGAATCCTGATACACTTATTATCATGGAAGCGCAAGCCTACCAAGGTCTATTCGAAGGTCGTATTGACTTTGCTAAATACGAGATGAGGGATAGTATTGACAGTTTGCCAGATTGGGCTAAGATTTCTATGGATTGGATTGAAGTCTGGCGCAGAGAACTAGAACAAGATTACACTTATGCAAATGCAGATTATCACAACATCTATGTATGGAAGCGAGGATAACAAGATGATAACAATCACACTAGAATCATGGGATGACTTGACACCAGCGTTCGCAGGTGCTATCGTAAAACTACTAACCGAAGCAAAGGAGAATAACTAATGGGTAAATACTATTTCGCACAAGACGGCTCATGGGGAGACGCTACAGACCTAGTGTTTGTAGACGAGGACTTGACCGAGGACTTTACAGATGAGATGTGGGAAGACATTAGCAACGCTAATGATTATGACCGCTTGGCACTTGTAGAGCGACTACTAGAGCAGATTGAGGAGCAGGACTAATGGCTAAGTATGTAGTTGAGCAAATGGCAACAGTATGGTATCGTGTAAATGTAGAAGCAGATACAGAAGAGCAAGCCAAAGAACTAGGCTATGAACTATTGAACAAAGGTGAAGGTATAGAGACATCTTATAGTTTTGAATGGCAAGATGAGTTTTGGGTTGAACTAGAAGAAGGAGAGAACAACTAATGGGTAATCGAGTATTTATTGAGATGAGTAGTAAAGGTAGTAGAGAAGAGAAACAACCTATTGTCTTTTATGGACATTGGGCTGGTGGAACGGCTGAGGAGGTCGTGAAGGAGGTATTAGATTCTTCACAGAGGATAGGCGACTTTGGCTATCTATGCGCTCAGATGTTCTATCACTTTGCCGTTAGTTATAATGGCTACGAGGGTAGAGATGGCTTTGGGATTTATTCTGGCGATGTTGGTCAAGATGAGCCAAATGACAACCCTACTATTTATGTTGACTGCGATAATGGCACTTACACGATTGGAGATAACTAATGAATCAAACCTGCTCAGAGTGTGCTGAAGCAACTTGGTATGTGAACTATGAAGGACTATGCGAAACCTGTGAAAGTTGGAAATACTAATGGATTATGATTACGACATAAACATCTACTATGATGAGGTTGGTCAAATGCTTAGGCTTATCCCTGTGCCACTTATCCAGAGTGAACCAGAAGACGGATTCTTGACACCAGACCATACTAATAGTCTGTATGAGCAAGCCCTGTGCTTGCCACTATGGGCTAGTGATGAGATTGATGATGCTATCTCTTATGCCATTGACAATGAAACTTGGCATGAAGCACCACTAGATACCCTAGAAGGCATGGATGAATGGAATGTTATCCAATACCTAACTGAAGGCAATCCACCTGCTATAATCACAGAGTGGCTCAAGACCATTCCAGAACATTACGCATAAGGAGAAGAAATGAAAACCCTTTACCAGAGTATTAGATACAAGGATACAGATGACCTCACAGTTTATGATGTTCTATTTGGCATCTTAGAATCCAGAGAAGAAGCCGAAGCCCTTGAAAATAATGGTGAGTGGCTAGAGATTGATAATGACATCTTTTTCTGGGTTCATACTTATCTAGGTGAGAGCATTGAGACTATTGATAGTCCAGATTTTGAGATTGTAAATAAAGAAACCCTAGACTTGAAAAGCCTTTGTGTCTGGTGCTTGGGTGATACTGCCCTAGGTAGTGGTAAGTTTATAAACCGTATCTCAGTAGATACTGAAGCCGAGGCAGTAGAGTGGCTAAAGAGTGGCTCACGCTTTGACAGGGTAAGGGGCTACGGCTGTGAAGCGTGCTATGAGGATGAAGAAGAGATGAGTCCAGAGGATTCTCGCTATTGGAGTCAGTATGACGCATTTGAAAGCGAGAAAGGTGGCATGAACTAATGGGTAGAACGGTAAATAAAGATGATGTTCTACTTGATGCTATTAGAGTTGCTAGGGTTAGAGAGCGTGAAGCGGTGCAGATAGCCCGTAAAGAGTTGCAGTCTATGATAGATAAGGCAACTAGCCATGCTCACGCAGAAGTAATCGCTACCATTCGTTCAGCGGTCATTGGTGGTCAATCAGCCCGTCAGATTGGCGTGGCTTATGGCTCTAGCGACCCACATACCATTAGGCGATTGATTGATGAAGCGAGTGCCGATTTGAATACTGCTAACAGTAGTAATCATCCAGATTGGATTCTAACTAAACTAAGTAATCTTACCTTTGAGATTCAAGCAATCTCACTAGGCAATACCGGACTAAGCGGTAAGGCAATCTTCAAGATTGATGATGACCAAGAAAACTTTACGGCTATTGATGGAGACACATGGATTCAAGTCCAACTATATAAGTTAGGATATAATGAGAAAGTTATTGAGGAGTTTTATAATGACAAGTGAGGATTATGATGAAATACAGGAAAGTGTTTCAAATATTGCAGATTATTATTCTGACATTAGTGGCAAGTTTATTAGTGCTGGCGTTTCTGGCGATGACGACATTTGGGTATCTTCTTCTAGGACCAACGGTAGAGAATACTTTGACTCTGTGCAAGAGTTAGAACGCAGACTTGAGATTATCTATGCTGACTACTTGATTGATAATAATCAACCAGATAACTTGGAGTATTGATTGGCATCTTGTCCATCATTATATTTATCATTTGGTTTCGCAAACATGGACACGAAATAAACACGCCAGCCAATGATAAAGACCAGAACCAAGAGGACTATCAAGCCCATTACAACTACCGAGAGGACTAATGAATGATTCCAGATGACCGCCAAGAAAAAGCAATCAAGAAAATGGTTTCAGAGCCAACTCGTTCTGCTCTAAATGCATCTCTAATGGGTGTTGGTAAGACTCTAATGGCAGTTGAAACTGCTATTAGGCTGAATGTAAAAACGATATTAGTTATAGCCCCTCTTGGCACATTTTATGGCTGGTTAGATACTATTGCTGAACAGACTAATGGTAAATCAGTAATGGTTAGGATTGATTCAAGTAAAGATGGAAAGCAAGCAATGATAAATCTTGCAAAGGGTATTGATGGATTCTACTTTATTGGTCGTGAATATTTCAAGACTAAGGATTGGTCAAAGATTATTCCAGACATGGCTATTATTGATGAGTGCCACGCTTTTCAGAATCGTAATAGTAAAGGATTCAAAGTCCTTATGAAACTAAAGGCTGGTTATAAACTATCCTTATCTGGAACACCATTTGGAAATAAGTTTGAAGGTGCATGGGCTATTAGTCGCTGGCTTTGGGCTGATAAGATACCTCGCTCATATTGGAAATGGGTTGAACAATGGTGTGAAACAGCGTATTCACCATTTAGTCAGATTGAGATTCTTGGTGAGCGTAAGAGTGGTGAATATGTAAAAACATTACCTTGCTATATTAGACTCATGCCACCTGAGAATATTGAGTTAGTTCATGAAACTAGATTTGTAGATTTAGTTCCTGCACAAAGGAAAATCTATGATAAGTTTCAGAGGGACTTAGTAGTTTGGCTTGAGGGTAATCCTATGATTGCTGAAGTTCCTATTGCTGCAAGGATTCGATTACGGCAAATGACATTGGCTGTGCCTAGCATTGATTCAGATGATAAAGTTTATTTTGAAGATGATTCTGTATCAACTAAGTATAAAGCACTAAAAGAAATCATTGATGATAATGCAGATGATAAGATTTTTATCTTGACAGATAGCCAGAAATATGCTAGAATCGTCACTAATAGACTAAATCATTCACACACAGAACCTATTGCGTTTGAATGGAGTGGTCAAGCAAATCAAATAGACCGCCACAATGCAAAGCAAAAGTTTAGAGACCCAAAGTCTAAACTAAAATATATTGTCGCTGTGATTCCAGCGATTGCTGAAGGTGTTGATGGCTTGCAGGATGTATGTTCAACAGTAGTATGGCTTAGTCATTCGGATAACAACTTGCTAAACCAGCAAGTCTTAGATAGAATCCGTAGGCGTGGACAGAAAGAAGTAGTAAAAGTGTATGATATTCTAGCCCGTGATACTTATGACCAAGGTCAGTTATCTGCCCTTGTGCAACGACAACTTGATATGAATAATAGCCTAAGAAAAGGAGGAAGCAAATGATTGATGCAGAAGAAGTAAATAAATATCTAGCATGGAAACGAGATAAGGAACTATATCCACCACGATGGCAACCGGAGGATTATATCCAGCACTTGATTGCACAAGATTCGATAAAGAGAATGACTTTGATTGCAGATTATATAGCAGTAGAAGTTGATGACCCATATGAGGCACTTGGCACTATTCATGGATTAGTATTTGACCCACTAGAAGAAGAGGTAGAAAATGAGTGATGTTTTTTATAATGATGTATCAGATTATTTCAAGTCAACTACTCCCATTCCAGTAGTTGATGATAATAAAGAAGAGGAGCAACCTATCCTACCTGTGAAGAAGTCAAATAGAATCAATCCTGATGCCATCCCTGTTCTTGCTATTGCAGTTGCTTTAGTAACGATTCTTATGATATCATCTTTTGCAGTATCATTTAGTGGAATCTATGATGTATCTGCTTGGACTGGTCTACCAAAACCACTTCAATGGTTGCCAGCATTATTTATTGACGCTGCAATCCTTGCTTATACCATTTCACTTGTAGTATTTAAGGCTCGTAAAGAATCAGTTTGGAGAACGCTTGTTGGGCTATCAGCATTTGCTAGTATTTCTGTCATTGCTAATATCTCTCATACTCTAAGTTATTGGGATGGTTCTCTGGTGGACTTCAGGGCTTGGGTTGGTGTTCTTATTACTGCATCTGCTCCAGTTGCTGTGCTACTTGCTTCTGAGGAAATCGCAAGACTAGCATTTGAAGGAACTGATGGCTAAATATAACTGGAATAGAAATAAACCAAAGAGTAGCCATTGCCCTAAAGGTCATGAGTTTACACCAGAAAATACATTTATTCGAGTTTATGATAATGCTCGCGTTTGTCGTGAGTGCCGTAAAGAATATGCTAGAGAAAAGTATCAGCAGAATAAAATCAAAAATGGTGGCATTGCTAGACCAAAGAAAGATAAGCAACCAATGTTTGAGTTATCAGAATCTGCATACATACTTGACAAAGCACTTTCTTTATGGTACACTTTACAAGAAGACCTGCAAGACGTACAAACACCTTGTAAGATTGCTGGTCCAGAGTTCTTTACTGACAGAGCAGATGAAGTTAGTATAGATAAGTCAGAAGAGATGTGCTATGGTTGCCCACTACTGAAGCAGTGCTATGATTTTGCAATAGCAAATGATGAGAAGTGGGGAATCTGGGGTGGAATCTCATTCTGTGAGGAGGATAGTGAACTTGATTTTATCGAATAATGATGTAAAGGGTATGACAGTTAGATTGTTCAATCAACAATCTGAACGTGATAAGCAACATAAGGTTGGGGCTAGTAATATCTCTGACCCTTGTACTAGGCATCTTGCACACGCATTGATGGGAACACCAGAAGCAGAGTTCAAATACTGGATGGGAGGTAAGATTGGAACGGCTATTCATAGTTTTCTTGAATATGCTATTAGTAATAGTAGCGATATTCTTTTTCAGCAATCTCAAGTGGAACAGAAAATCACGCTTGGTGATATATCAGGGTATGGCACTATTAGTTCTAAGCCTGATTTGGTACTACCTGAGAGTAAACACCTAATCGATTGGAAGACATCTAGCAGAGCTAAGATTAAGAAACTACAAAATGTAGTTGATGGTTTAAAGTCTGATGCTAGTTCTGAATATACTCTGAAAAAGTATATTGGACAGGTTCAACTTTATATGTGGGGTTTGAATAACTCTGGCATAGAGATTCATAATGCTAGTCTAGTATTTATCAATCGAGATGGAACATATGAAAATGATATCTGGGTCTACTCTGTGCCATATGACGAGAGCATTGCATTAGCCCTCTGGAGACGTGTAGAGAGCCTTTGGCAAGAACTTGAGGCAGGTGCTCATCCAGAGAGTTATCCAGCCACAGAAGAGTGTTTCAAATGTGCGATAGGAATCTAGCGACACACCGATAAAAGACATATTTGACTACAAGAATCAAATGTGTGCTATAATGTAGTTCCACAACAAGAATCTAGGAGGATTTTATGAGTTCCAATTTCCCAGAGTTAGCATTTGCTAAACTCATTCACAAGGCAGAAGCCCTGAACGCACCTAAGAGTATTTTGCTCTATGGCGATGCAGGTAGAGGTAAGACTTGGCTTGCTGCATCAATTTCAGAAGTATCAGAATATGAACCTGTGCTTTTGATTGACGTAGAAGGTGGGGCATCTGCTATTGCTCGTGACTGGAAGAATGTTGATGTTATCAATATCAAAACACATGAACAGTTCCAGAGTGTTATTGATACGCTAATCACGACTGAGCACAAATACAAAGCCGTAATCATTGATACCATTGGTGTCGTAATGGATAGGGCTGAGAAGTTCTTTGGTGAGAAGCCAGAGAATAAGAGCAATAAGTTTGGTCGATGGGGCGACCTAAAGAACTGGGCAAATGAAATATTCCGAGCACTGCACTCAGCAGGGTTTGTAAGTATTTTGATTGCTCATGCTCTAGATGACAAAGATGAGAATAGCGGTGCTGTGAAAACAACTGCTATGCTTCCGGGGTCATTCAAGAGTACACTACCATCTATTCCAGATATCGTAGGCTACCTAGGTATTGAGAATACAGAAGATGGACCTCAGCGTGTGTTGGTTGTTGGTCAGTCAGAGCGTCTTGTAACTAAGAATCGCTTTGGATTGCCTAGCAAGATTTACCAGCCCACAATGAAAAAAATTATAGATACTATTAACGCAGGAGGTAAATAATTGAGTAACATTTCTTTAAACTTCACACAGGAAGACCTAGCGTCAACCTCTGGTGGAGCGTATGCCGTTGTTCCAGCTGGCAGTTATAATGCTGTCATCTTTGACGTAAAGCAGGAGTCTGTAAAGTCGGGACCAAATGAGGGTAAGCCTCGTTTCAATATTCAGTTCAAACTAACTAGTGAAGGTGTAGACAACCGCCGAGTATTCGCCTACGTTGCTCTCTATAAGGCAGGAGATTACTGGAAGACACAGAGTTTCTTCAGTGCTCTTGGCTACGACCTTTCATCTGGTAAGTTCGAGGTTCCAACTCCAAATGAACTTATGGGCAAGCCGATTGGTGTGCGTGTAAAGGTGGGGAAAGACCAAAACGGTGAAGACCGTAATGAGGTTGCTGGCTTTGATAAGCCAACCGAAACTGCAACATCAGCACTTGGTTCGATTGGTGCAACTGCTGTGAACTCAGCAGACCTTTGGGCATAATAACCTAATGGGCAGTCCTGAGATATGACTTAAAACTATCTCGCAAGCCTCTACTGGTGTTATGCGTTTTTCTCCTCCTTTGTACGCATAGTATGAGTTCGATTCTCATCCGAGGCACGAACACCAAGACGTCTTAGCAATAAGGTGGCTTTAGCAGGAATACTAGTAAAACCTGCTACAGATGTTGTCCCTATCTGGGTTATGACAAGGGGCGTTATGACCATTAGCTCAATTGGTAGAGCAAGGTGCTGTTAACACCGAGGTTTCAGGTTCGAGTCCTGAATGGTCAGCAAGGAGAAAACGTAACTAACAAAGGAGGATATATGAAGACAGGAGATTTTCTAGGAGCAATCTACGGGAAAGCAAGTGGTCTAGCCACAGTTGTAATCCGTGGAGCAACTGGGGAACTCACTGAGCAAAAGTTTTTTGAATACCCAGAGCAAAAAGATTCTATGGTTGCCTATGCAACTTCAAAAGCTAGTGAAGATATTTACTACTCACCAATCCTTTTTAACGCTCCACGCCGTATTAAAGAAAATGCTAAGACTGTATCTGTAATATATGCAGATGCTGATACTTGTGCTCCTGAGAACTTTCTAGTAGAACCATCCATATCTGTGCAGACCTCTGAGGGGCACTGGCACACTTACTGGGTTCTCGATACGGAGATTGACCCACAAGTTGCTGCACTTCTGTCAAAGAAGATTGCCTATGCACATTCACACCAAGGCTGTGATAAATCTGGCTGGAATACTACCAAGCTATTGCGTATCCCTAACTCAATGAATCGCAAAGAAGGTAAGGACTCTCCTGTAACTGCAAGTACTAATAACAAGGTATATAACATTCAAGAACTTGAAGAAGTATATGGTGATGTTGAGGTAGAGCCAATCAGGGAACTATCTTTAGATGCATTACCTGCAAACTTTCCAACTGTTATGGAAGTTATGGGTAAACTTCAAAGCAGTCCTGAGATTATTGGTCTTTATATGGATGAGCCTTCAGCGAGCGCAGACCTATCTAAACTACTTTGGAAACTAGAGATTATGCTTTTCAAGCAGGGTCTAACTAAAGAAGAAGTATTTGTTATCTGTCGTAATGCTAAGTGCAATAAGTATCACTCACCTTTGCGAGCAAAGCGTTCAGATGCAGATGGTGACTTATGGCGTGAAGTACAACGAGCATCAGTATCGTTCAATAGTGATGAGGTAGTAGTTCTACCAATTGACATTTCAGATATTGAAGTATCAGAAGAATACTCTAAGCCATCATTCCTAACTGATGAAGAGAAACTTATTGTTGATGAGCGTAGAAGTTTTATTGATGACTATCGCCAGTGGGCTTTGTCAAAGACCGATGGTGCTGTCTCATATCAAGATGCAAGTGCTTTTACTTTGCTATCCTGTGTATTCTCAGATATCGGTTATGCCGTTCCCAAGTTTGGCAAGATGGGCTTGAACCTTTGGTTTATGTTGCTAGGTGAAACTACACTTACTCGTAAATCTACTAGTCGTAATCTTATGCTTCGTGCCGTAAGGCACTTTGAGAAGGTCTCTGGGTATCAGATTGATATTGGTTCTGATGCAACACCAGAAGGTCTTACATCAATTCTTTCAGAGCGTGATGGTCAAACATCACTACTGCACAGAGATGAAGTACAGGGTATGTTCAAGGACTTTATCAATAAGACTTATATGGCATCAGCAGCAGAGCGTTTTACTGAGTTGTATGATGGACACGTTCCCGTAACTATCCGTTCATCAAAAGGTAAGACTCAGACAGAGAGAGCAGATACTAACTTTGTAATGTACCTAATGGGTATTACAAGTAAGACTGCTGACATTCTAACAACTGAGTATTTCCGCTCTGGATTCTTAGCACGTTTTATTTATGTTACAGCACCAACTCCACTTCGCACTAAAGAATCTGAGGATATCCAACAGGCTGACGAGTATGAAGTAGCAGTTCGTGATGATGTGCTTGAGTCAATGATGAAGAAACTTTCTGATGCAGTTGCTTTTTGGCAGAAGAAGGGTGGTCCAAGTCCAAGACCTATTCGCCTAAGTCCTGAAACAATCAAGCGTTTCAATGATTATAAGTGGGAGATGGGTAACTGGTCAGAGAATCACCCACAGCGTGAATCAATTGAGCCATCACGTCAGCGTCTTGCTTTATCAGTTTGGAAGTGTGCAGTTCTACTTGCAATGTCAGAGAAGTCTGAGGAAGTTCAGGTAAGGCACTTGCTTATTGCTATTCATTACTCAGAGGATTGGTTCTGGAATCTAGTTCAGATGGCTGGAGCAATCTCTGCTTCAGAATGGCAACGAGATGTTGATAATCTTGAAGCACTTATTGCTGATAAAGGTGGTAGGATTCGCTATGAGGATGCTTATAAGAAGTTTAGTCATAAGCGCAAGCGAGAGTTTGATGAAATGGTTGAAGCACTATTCTCTCAGGCTCGTGTGCAAAAGCTAGTTGAAAATCAAAAGACATATTTGGAGGTGGTTGCATAATGAATAGAGCTAGAGAAATGGAAGTTGCTGAAGCCTTGAATGAAGCAATCTGGCTGAGAGATAATATCTATAATATAACTAGGCAAGAAGCATATATTGAAATAGATAAGATTGGAAAACTAAATGTCTTTTCAAGTAGGCAACTATCTGCTATTACAAATGGAGTAATAGACCATAATGCAATTAGCAGAAGAATACACAAGACTAACAAGACTGGTGGAAAGCTAAATATTGGAACACTAGACATCTTAAAAGCAATACTTATATCTAGAGCTGATGAGAGAACTGATTTCAAACTCATAGCAGAAGCAGTGGGTCTAGGTACTTCACAGGGAATGGTATCAAAACTAACTGGTGTTAGCCAGTCTAGTATCAGCAGAAGATTGGAGAAAAAATGAATCAAAGTGAATGGATGGATTACGGTATTCAAAATGGCTATTGTGGACCAATTGTATGCTATACTCATGATGGGCTACCAACAACTATTGATGAAGATGAGGAGTTTGAGGAAGGTGAACCATGTATTCACATTATTAGACCATATATAGATATATCTGATAAACTTGCAGTTGAATATAATCACTCACCATCAGAATGGAGAAAAAATGGGTAGTAACTACAGTAAGAAAGCAAAGTTTGAAGATGTAAAGTTTGACCCAGATGCTGTAAAGTTTCATGCGGAAAACTTTATGCAAGGTCAGGTTTATCCACTAGCAAAACATTGTTATGGATTTATCCAGCAGTATAAAACTAGAAGTGCATATCAAGTTTACTTAAATTCACTAGAGGAAAAGGAAATTAAATATGACACTGATACTATCGCTTGACCCCGGAGGGACTACCGGAGCAGCATTAGTCCAAGTAACAAAGAATTCACCACCAGCTGTTATCTGGACTAGGCAAATTCCAAATGGTCTAAAAGGATTTCTTGATTGGCATTGGGATGAGTTAGAAGATATTGACATAGACCTAATCGTGTGTGAAGATTTTACATTGCGAGAAGGAGTTCATGGAGTAGACCTATCACCAGTATCTATTATTGGTGCACTAGAGGCTCTATATGTGCTGACACCTATAGTTTATCAAGCACCAAAGATAAAGCCCCTATGTGACGATACAAGGCTAAAGAAGATGGGTTTTCACACTCCGGGTAAGCAACACGCAAATGATGCAGTAAGACACGCATTAATTTATTTGAGAAACAATAAACATATGCCAACCCTAGAGGCTGGCTGGAAAGATTGAGGTATAATGAAAATTCTATTTCTAGACCTTGAAACATCACCAGTATTGGCACACGTCTGGGGACTATGGCAACAGAATGTATCTATTGGACAAATTGAGAAATCAACTGAAGTTATTTGCTTTGGTGCAAGATGGTATGGACAGAAGAATGTAATCTTCAAGTCTAGTTTTCATCATGGTAAAGAAGCAATGCTTGCAGAGATGCACAAATTGTTAGATGAAGCAGATGTCTTAGTTGGCTGGAACTCTCAGTCATTTGATAGCAAGCATCTAAAGCGTGAACTTCTTCAGGCTGGACTGCTACCACCATCACCATATAAAGAACTAGACCTTATGCGTGTAGTAAAGTCTCAGTTCAAGTTCCCATCAAATAAACTAGATTATGTATCACAAACTCTAGGTGTTGGGTCTAAGGTAAAGCACTCAGGATTTGACCTTTGGCTAGGCTGTATGGCTGGAGATAAGAAGTCTTGGGTTGAAATGAAGGAATATCAGATTCAAGATGTAAATCTTTTGATTGACCTTTATGAAAAATTAAAGCCTTGGATTAAGAATCATCCACACGCTGCACTTGCTGAAGGGCTTGAAGATGGTTGCCCTAACTGTGCATCAACCGACCTACAACGCAGAGGATATGCAAGAACCACTACATCTACTTATCAGAGGTTCCAGTGTAACTCCTGTGGTAAATGGATGCGAGGTAAGAGTGCAGTTCAAAATACTAATACAAGGGCTATTTAAAAAGAAACCCAAAGCCGTAATCCTCAAAATAGAGGATTGCGGTGCAGGGGCTTTTTATGGTCAAAAGAAAATATTTCTTATCCCATATACAGACTTCTATTATGATGAAGAAGATGGTTATGAAGTTAAGATTCAATATATGTGTAACTGTGGATTAGAAGTATTTAGACTTCGTGATGAGCATTTTGGGTGTACTCATTGTGATGCAGTTTGCGTAATGAGTGATATGCAAAATAAATGTGAAATTTGCTTTAGATTATTTACTATAAATGATAATGAGGAGGAATAGTGCCAACATATGAATATCGTTGTAATACCTGTAAAATGCAAGTAGTTGAGCATAGAAGGATAACTGAGAATCGTAAAGATAATCACTGTCCAGTATCTAACTGCACAGGAGAACTGCTTCAGGTGTATAATAGCATTGGAGTTTCATTCAACGGTTCTGGATTCTACTCAAATGACAAGAAAATTATGAAAGGGGATTAAATGCCTTATTATATTACAAACAAACATCCTGATTGCTCAGGCTGGGCTACAGTAAATAGCAAGTATGAAGTAAAGGGATGTCATAAAACTAAGCAAGGCTCTATTGACCAAATGGTTGCAATCTCACAAGCAGAGAAAATGGCTCCGGGTGGAACTCACCCTCGTGATAAGAAGAAAGAGTCAATCTTTGCTGAAGCTGCTGATTCAACCTATAACCCACCACAAGGTGTCCAGAACGCTGCTAAACGTGCATTGGCTTGGATTGCTGATGGTAAGGCTGGAAGTGGATTTACTGATGTAGGTCGTAAGCGGGCATCACAGCTTGCCTCTGGTTCATCTATAAGTCGAGATACAGTTGCAAGGATGAAATCCTACTTTGCACGTCACGCTGTAGATAGAAAAGCTACTGGCTTTAACTCAGGTCAAGAGGGCTACCCATCTCCGGGTCGAGTTGCTTGGGATGCTTGGGGTGGCACTGCTGGACAAGCATGGGTAAACCGTATTAATCTGGAGAAGAAATAATGGAAGGTTATGACCTCCAAGATACTCTAGTAAATATCAACTATGCTGCTTCATTTGGCCTCAGTCAACTTGTAAATAATATCAAAGATGCTAAGGTCCTACATAGACCAACTGGTGAGTTTGTAATTATTACTGCACAGATAAATAATACTGGAGTACATACCGCAATCAAAGAAATGGTTGATGAGAAGTTTCCTAACTGTGCAGGAGTTTTCTTTGTATCAGGTGGACAGAATGATATTATCCAAAAGAAGGCAGCTAGTATAAAACGTCTTAAGCTAACAAGTTTCACAGATAATAACGTGAAGATTTTGGCTGGTATAAGAGAGCTTCTCCCAGAAGTTACACTATATCACATGACAGGGAATGGTCGTAAAAAGTATTAAGGAGGAATAATGGAGTTACCAGATAAAAAGTATAAAGTTATTTATGCAGACCCACCTTGGACATATAATGATATGAAAAATAAAGACCCTAAAATGGGTGGAATAACATATCCCACAATGTCTTTGAAAGATATAAAAGAATTGCCAATCCAAGACCTAGCTGATAAAGACTGTGCATTATTCTTATGGGCTACAATGCCATTACTACAAGAAGCCTTAGATGTTATCGAGGCTTGGGGATTTACCTATACTACCTGTGCATTTACTTGGGTGAAGCTAAACCCATTAGGTGTTGGTATTTATTCAGGTATGGGTCACTGGACAAATGGAAATGCTGAACTATGTTTATTTGCTAAAAAAGGTAAACCTAAACGTGAAGCAAAGAATGTAAAACAAATTGTTATGTCCCCTCGTGGTCGTCACTCTGCTAAACCAATTGAAGTTCGTGATAGGATAGTTTCCCTTATTGGAGATGTTCCACGGATTGAGTTATTTGCTCGTGAGATAGCTGACGGTTGGGATAGTTGGGGTAATGACCCAGCACTTATAGAAAATGATATAGTAAAATTATGAATAATGACCAAGTAAATCACCCAGTGCATTATACAAGCGACCCAAGTGGTGTTGAGTGCATTGAGATAACAAGACATAGAACATTTAATATTGGTAATGCAATAAAATATCTTTGGAGAGCGGGACTCAAAGAAGATGCACAGATACAAGACCTGAAGAAAGCAATCTTCTATATTGAAGATGAAATAAAACGATTATCAGAGTAAAAGAAAACCCCTCATCCACTTACGGTGAGAGGTTCTCTATTGTCGGGTATTTCCGAACTACGGTAATAGCAAGTTTACAATAGTAGCAAGTACAGCAAGTAAAGAAATCAATAGTGCTACATTACTTTTATTTGAATTACGCTGAGTTTTTAGTTCATTAACATCAAGTTCAATCTTGTGGATATCTACCTTGACGCTATCGACTTCTTGTTTTTGGTTTTGAATGTCATTTTTCAAACCATTCATATCTTCACGCAAGTAGCGAATCCCCTCTTCAATGCGCCCTATTGCAACTAAAACCTCAGTGTAATCGTCAGGCATTTACTTTGCTCGCCTCTTAGCATTCAAAATAGAAGTAAGCACAGATACAACAGCTGCTCCAGCAGAACTTACTGCTAAACCAGCTAGGTCCATCTGGAATAATCCAAGACCATTACCAGCAATCATACCCAGAGCTGTCTGTGCAAAAGTGTAAACGGCTCTCTCAAGTGAATCAAGCCAGAAATTAGTTGTATAAATCATTATGCCTTTGCCTTAATCTTCTTTTGAATGTATTCATATCCACTAGCAAGTTTGCCAGAGAATACAGCAGTCTTGGTCCAGCCCATTGAGAAATGCAAATGCACACCGCTAGAGGCAGAGCCTGTATTACCAGCATGACCAATTACATCACCCATTGAAACAACTTCCCCAACTTTACGAGTTGAGGGCTTGCTCATATGGCAGTAGCCAAAATAAAGTAATCCTACACGAAGTACAACTACATTGCCAAGAATATCTGACCACTTATTCAATACTACCTTACCATTATGAACTGCCAAAAGGTTCTCACCTTCTTTGAATCCATTGTAGTCATCTCCACGGTGCCCCGGAGCAGCATGATATTTATCAATAACCCCAAATCTTGAACCAAGGTGAACTTCTTTTACTGGATGAATCCATGTTCCCATATTATTTCCTATCTATTAGATTATTGCATAAGAGAATGAAAACCAAATAACATCGCCAACAGCCCAAGCCTCAGTAAGTGGGTTTCCAGTTGTCTGTGCAAGAGATGTGTGTAAACCATTTGTACCTAAATATTTTGCATCAACTGTAGTAGAAGAAGCCCATTTAGATGCACCAGTATGCGCTTGGCTTATTGAGTTATTGAAAAGTTCTAATGTTCCTATAATTGGCTGAAAACTTCCATTATAGTTTGCATAAGCAAATGGTACTGACATTGTTGGAACTGCTGCAAATAATCCCGTTAAGCTGGCAACAGAAAATCTTACATCAACCGTACAAATGCCAGCATTAACTGAGTAGTTAGAATAAAATACAGATGGGCTGGTTCCCCAGTTTGTAAATGTTGGGGTATAGTTAGTACGACCCTTATACCAGAGCTTCCAACTAACTGCTGTACTATCATAAATCCAGTATTCCTTTGGAGTGCTTAGGTAGGCAAGCTGACCATTAGACATTCCAGTAATAGCAGCTAGTGCTGTGCTATCTGCTACGTTATATGGAGTATAAGCAATAGCAGTATTTACACTTGAGGTAACAGAGTTAATTGTAGTAGCAAAACTACTAATAACATCAGCACTTGCTAAAGTAGTAAGACCTCTACTTGTTGGTGTTCCCGGCATTATGATAGCCTTTCAATATTAGTTATTTCTAAAGTACAAGTTCCACAGAAAAATGAAGTTATTTCTGTTTCTGATGAAAATTCATAGATTCTTTCAAAAGTTGAGCAACTTTCATTATTACAAAATACATTATAATTATACATTAATTTCCCATCGCCATCCAGTTGAAAGTTACAGTTGCTGCTGCTACTCTATATGTTGATATTGTTGCTGAAGTTTGATTGGCTCCAGATACTGTAAGTGGAGTGTTATTAGCAGAGCTACCAACTGTTAGTTGAGTAAAAATAACTGGAGTATTGGTAAAACCACTAAGCGTAATACCAGTTGAAAATGAACCAGCACCAGTACAAGTAATTGTAGCAGTTGACCAAGTTATATTAGCTGGATAATTTGCCAATTTTGTAGCAGCTGCATTAGCAGTTGCAGTAGTTGTTTCTAGAGTTGCATTAGTTGTTTCTAGATTAGTTTTTAAATTCACAGAACGTCTATTTAGAGTAGCATTACTTACTACTTCAGTATTTACATTATCATAAAGACTTGCATCATGCTGCTTAAGGATTGACTCAACATCTCTAATCCAAGGTTGCATATTAGCAGGTGCATTATTTACTGGTAATTGTTTCATCTTAACTCACTAACGGAATAGCAGACCAGTCACCAATGGTGAACTTACCTATTATAGCATCTAGTTGTGCAATAGACTTATTTGACCATATTAAGTCTAAATCCATAATGGTAGTAGCAGGTTCAGCATTTATCTGCACAGAATCATATGTTACTGTAGCAGATGAAACTTTATATTTATTAAAGTTTTTTATAAATCTTATATTATCAATATTAGTAAATTGCTGACTAGTTAGTGGGGCTGATGTAGTAGCACTAATATCATTTTTACCATAATATGAACTAGCATAATATGTTGCATTTGCAAGTGTAATATTATCATAAATAAATGGTGAAACTATCTCAGCAGCTACATCTTGTGCAGATATAGTACCTAATGCCACATTTGTAATTGTTGATGATTTAGAAAGTCCAGAGCCAACTAATACTATAGCTGGAACTACAGCTTCATTTCCAGCTTCATCATAATCATTGAAACCAATAGTATATGGCCCCGGAATATTATTTCTACCAGCAGAACCAATTTTAGGTGGAGTTATACATAGATAAGCACCACCAGAAGCCCATTCAACTATTGAAGCAGAACCACCAGCAGCAGTCCATGCAGCATCAGAAATTTCATAACCATCAGCATCAAGTAATCCAATTACACTAGTAGTCGGAACTGTTTCATTCATATAAGTAAACATATCAGTACCGCTTGCTATAACTACGCTTCTTACTGTAACTATATCCATATTAGGAGTTTCAATAAAAGTATTTAGTCTTTTAGTTGTAGTATCATATTCTTCATTTACTGTATAAGTTTCAGTTGCCTTAAATAGTACAGCAGCATTAGACCCAGCACCAATATAAGTAGTATTATTATTAGTTATATTTATTGTTTTACCATTAGCATTAGAGGTAGAGGTGATGGATACATCTATCCCACTTGCATCAATAATATTTTCGCTTATGTCAGCAAAATAATAGGTATTTTCAGTAGCCCAGAAACGCATACGATAAATAGCACACATTTCTTTTATGTGAGCAAGTAGATTACCTGACCAAGCTGGTATGTTTACAGTCTGAGTGGAAGTAAGATTGCTATAGTTTACTGATACACCAAGAGTACTTGTAACACTATAAAGATAATAGTCAATAGCATTTTTTAGTGTATATGCTGGATAGCCTCCAGCATAAGTCGTTCTAGGCATAGGGTCAGATGCTTTATAGTTTCCACCAACAGGTTTCATACTAACATCAATATCTAAATAGTTGATAAGACTATCACCAGAGATTGATACCGTATCATTACTATTGAAAGTAATACTTTTAACATTTCCAGAAAATGAACCACGGTCAGTATCAGTAATGGTAACTAGATTATCAATCATGGTTTGCGAGTTTAGAATACTAGCACTTGTATTTGCTCTAGCAGTTGCTGATATGCTAGATGAGCCACCTGTGTAGTCACCTAGCAAAAGTGGGCTGGCATCAATGCTAACGCTATAATCAATTACATTATCAGTAGAAGCACCATCATAAAATGTACCAGTACCAATACTAGTAAGTTTTACTGACATTAATCTACCTCAGTTAGCTTCACAGATAAGCCAGCTTGTCCATTATTTACTGCCGATGAGTAGTATTGGATAGAAGAGAATGATGAGAACTCAAGACCCTCAGTTCCCTTGCCTTGACTAAATCCACCAGAAGATACAGAGCCACCAGTAGTATCAATAAGCTGGGCAATTGCAGCATGGACCGTCTGTGCAGTTAGGTTAGTATTCTTATTTACATAAATATAAATATCTACAAACTTATAAGTCGCACCACTTATGCCAGCAATCGTATTAGCAGCATCTACAAATGTAAACTTGCCAGTTCCAAATGTAGGAACATTTATGCTATTGGGATTAAAGATTACTGGAGTTGCAGTTGCGCTTGTATAAGCAGCTATTCTATACCCAACACCAGTTGATGCATTTGTTACACCACCATTGGCAGACCAGCCAAACTTTAGTGTTTTTGTTGGTGGAATAATAATTCTAACTTTACTACCTTCAAGGTCAACGTTTGGAACAAGAGTCATAGCCCTTATAGGCCAGTCATATCCATTATCACTAGCTGAAGTAAATGCAGTTGTAACATAAGACTCAATTAATGTAACATCATCAAAATAAGTTTGAAATCCTGCTGATGGAGTTGCTACTGAGCGTATTCCGATTAGAACACTAGCAGCATTAGCTGGTGCAGTATCTGTCATATTAACATCGCTAAATGATGCTGTTGTTGCTAGTCTGCTAGTTCCAGTAGTATTGCTAATATTTGTACCAGTAGAATCATAGTATTTCATTACAGCTGTAAAACTAGCATTAGATGCTATCGTTCTAACTTTAAAGTTAAGCGAGTATGATACTCCACCAATGATAGGAATATTAGCATTTGCATCAATTCCAAAAGTGGAAGAACCATTGGCAGTTGCCAATAGAGAGCCCGGAGAGCTAGAGAAAGCTGCTGTAGAATATACAGTAGCAGAAGTAAACCAGCCAGTCCAGCCAGTAATGTTGCCATTCATATCACCATTGATTACAGTAGGTGCAGTATTAGGTGTAGCTTTGAAGTGTAAAGGCCAGTCCTTTTCAGTAAGTGCTGGCATAGCAAAGTGTGGTGGAAGTATATTTTGCTCAGAGGCATATGGGTCAGTCCAGTAGAACGGACCATCACCATAAACACCATCTTGAAAGTTCTTTACAACCTGCAATCCATTAGCAAGAGTTGGGTTATTCATTGAGCCTAACCAAGATGGATTAAACACACGGTGAGAGGCTCTAGAACGCTTCACAAAGGCACGACCATTTAGGAATGGTACTTCGCTTACATAACCTTCTGCGCCAGCCTCCATGCCCGTCTGAGGGCTTGGTATAAAGGTCTGGTAGTTGGTATTACCGAAGTAAACTTGCCCTGCCATTAGTTGCTTCCTCTTCTTGCAAGTTCCTTATTACCGCTATTTGCTGACTGTGCAATAACTCGGTCAGTAGTCTGAAGTGTAATAGGTCTATTGATTGCTGCTTCAAGTAGGCTACGGTCCTGTGGAGATAGATAGACCACCTGTGAGCCTGATGACCCACTACTCATTATACCAGATGATACTGGCATTGACCTAGATACTTGCTGCTGATTTAATGCGTTCATAAAGTCTGGGCCATAAGACTTCACAGAAGCAGCGTTCATTACAAACTCACCATTTGAAAGACGAGCAGGTATGCTATCTGAAGTTGAGCCGCCAGTACCGCTTACAAAACCACCAGTAGAGTAACCTTTTCCATAAGCACTTTCAAATCCTTTAATTTCTCTTTTCCAAATTGCAATAGAATCATCATGCATTTGTGCAAAAGCAGGAAATAGTTTTTCTATCCAGCTTGGGTTTCTTTTAGCTGCTTGTTCTTTTTTAAGCTCTGACTTCCAATAGTGATATCCATCAATAAATGCCTTTGTTGGTTTAGATTTACCAGACTTAGTTATATTAACAAGTCCACTACCATCCGATGTTGGAGCGGTACCTTCGCCCTTGAAGGGTGCTACTGGTGAAACGTTAGGAGTAACTGGCTTAACACCCTTTAGTGATTTATTAGCTTTAGCAACAAATTCTTCAATTGCAGCAAGTGCTGGGTCTGAATTTACCTTTAGTGTAATGCCAGTTGCTTTACCCATTTCTGTAACAATTTTCTTAGTATCAGATGAAAACTTTTTACCATATTTTTCTAGTTCAATTCTAGAAAAACCAGAGGCTTCACCATTCGCATAAAGTTCACTAGTAAGACGACTAATTTCTGAGCGAATAAACTTTGCTGGTTTACCGGCAGCAACAAGACTTTCAATATATGAAGTATTATCTTGAATAACACCACGAATTGTAGACCTATTCTTAATAGCATCAGCACCATCACCAACAAGAGTTTTGTTTACTTGCTTATTAGCCTCATCAAGAGTCTTTTGCTTAGCTGCAATTTGTGCATCAATATCAGCTAAATCAGCAAGAGCATTTTCAGTAGCTGCCCCACCTCTACTAGATGTTCTTGATACCTTAATAGCTGCTTTTTCTCGTTCTCTTTGAAGTTTTGGCATAGCGGTATTAGCTTCAAGAATAGATGCCTTTGCAGCATCTACAGAGTTCTTGATATCATCCCAAGCAGAGGTTATTGTATCTCTAGCAATTTCAACACCATAACGTTTATTAAAAGCTGAACTTAATACTCCAGATAGTTCCGCTACATAATCTGTAATAGTTTTAACTGCAATAGCAGCTAATGGACCAGCATTTGTAATACCTTCAAGCAGTGCTTTTATATCAACCTGAGCACCAGCTACAGCAGTAAAGCCTTGACTGGCAAGTCCCTCTAGCTGTGTATTCAAATAAGATATAACTCCAGCAGTTCCCTTGCCTGATTTAATAAGTGCAGTTTCAAAAGCATAAAGATTATCAGCAAGAGTTTGTTGATTTCCATCTGATAGTGTATTCATAGCTGAAACAACAGATGCAAGTGTAGCTATGTTATCTCTACCAGCTTGAGTTGCCTGTCCAAAGTAATTTCCGTTATTTTGAATTGCTTGTCCCATAGCATAAAGTGAGTTTTCAAATCCAGTAAGATTTGTAGAGCCTTTATTAATAGTATCAAGATAAGCCTGTGTATCTGATATGCTATTGGCAATGACTGCATTTGTTTCTTTTATAGCAGTATTTACAGCATCTAATTCTTGAGCAGCAGTTGGGGCAGCTTGGCTTAGACCTATTAGCCACTCTACTAAATAACCAAGACCAACTACTAGTGCACCAATACCAGTAGTTACCATTGCAGCTTTGAATACATTGATTCCAGTAGTTGCCACTTTTGCTGAGTTCCCAGCTAATCCAGTGGCAACAGCAAAACCCTCAGTAGCAACAGTTGCTTCATTAGTTACTACTTTAAGTCCAGTCATTTTTAATAGTAAACCAGTAATACCTTTATCAAAAGCAAATCCAGAAGCTACGGCTGTCCCTAGTGCAGTTCTAAGTGCTAAGAAACCAGCACCACCAGCAGCTAATGCTGCTACTAATGCTAACATTCCACCAACTGTAGCAACTAAAGCAATTCCAAAGCCAGTAATCATTGAAATAATATCATTCTTAGCAAGAAGGTCAGCAAAGAATCTATTGATTTCTTTAATAGTATCAAGCCAACCACCAAGAGCTTGCAGCAATACTGGGTTACTAGCAGCAGCTGCATTTACAGCATCAAAAGAGTTTTGAAGTTCTTTAAGTTTATTAGAAATAGTACCAACCTGTGTAGCAAATGCTTTATCAAGGAACGTACCAGCAGCACCTTCTCTACCAGCAATTGCCATCTGTGCAAATACTTTTTGAGCATTATTTCCAAGCGAGGTAAGTGCCTTAGATGCAAATACTGTATCAAGCCCAAGTTTAGCAAGTACAGAAGCAGTATTTGATTTACCTAAACCTGCAATAAATGATTTAAATACAGAGCTGGCTCCACCAGTCTTATCTCCCCATGCTTTAGCAAACTCAGTAGATGACATGGTAGAGTACTTAGTCCATTTATCAATCTCTACTTGACTTTCACCAGCATTAATAGCAATATCTTTTAGGCTCTTTGCGCCAGCCTGTGATACGCTAGAGAATACCTTAAGGCGGTCAGCACCTTTACCTACACTTGAAGTAGCAGACTGCACAGAAGCATCTAGTTCACGGAATAGTGCCTGCATAGAACCACGGGCTTCATATGGTGAAATCTTATATGATGCTAAAGCAGAAGATAGACCGATAATCTCAGAGGCTGTAAGTCCAGCATTTTTTCCAATTGCAGCAATCTGACCAGCAGTATTTAGAATCTGTTGCTCTGTTGCAGCAGACTTCACACCAACACCAGCAATAGCAGAACCAAGTGACATATATTGAGTAGCATTTAAATTTAGTAGGTTTGCAAGTTTACCAAAACCAAGAGCAGTTTCATCTACTCCAACACCAGTAATAGTAGAGAACTCAGAGATTACTTTTGTAAAAGAAGCAATATCTTTAGTTTGGATACCAAGTTGTGCACCAAGTGTACCAATCTTAGATAGCTCTTCAAATGTGATTGGAGTTGCAATGCTTAAGTCAATAAGTTGTTGCTTTAAATCTTTTAATGCTTGAGAATTATTTTTAATACCAACTTGAGTTTTTTCAATACTAGCAAATGCTTGCTGTTGTGCAATCTGAGCCTTAATTGTTGCTCCAGCAAAACCAAGAAATACCTGTGAAGCACTACGAGCCATTGATGATACATCGTATAAAGCATAACGTTGAGTAATTAATTGACGATTATGTAACTGAGAGGCTCTAGCTGCAGCATTTACTGCAGCCTCTGCTGCCTTCTGCTGTCTAACATATTCTTTATTTGCAGCATCTTCAATAGCTGATGGTCTAGCAGCTTTATATGCTGCTTTAGTTTCTAAAATTCTAGCATCAATATTAGTAGCTTGTGCAGGTGTAACTTGACTAAGATTTGTTTTACCAGCATCTTTTAACTTTTTAAGAGTTTCTAAAAGTGCAAGTGCTTTAGAGTTAGCATCTTGAAGCTGTGGGCTCATCTTATTACCAGAGCCCGGTCCAGTCATAGAAGTTCTTATTGATTTAGAAAGAGCATCTATATTACCTTTAGCAGCTGTAACACCTTTTGTAAGTTTAGTAATATTAACATCAATTACAAAATCTAAATTAACCTGAGTCAAAAGTTAGCCACCATATCTATTAATCCTTTTATTTTATTCTATCTTATCTGATAGCCCTTGGTAGTAAGATTCCCTTGTGGGGAAAGGACTTTCATCATAAGTATATGCAACTATATAAGGAGTTTCACCATACTTTTTTTTATTACTATTACTTTTCTCTTCAGACTCACGCCATTTATCAAGTTCAGCTTTAGCAAAACATTTACTAACTTTTATTCTAAATCCAACATTACTTGCATCTTCATTTCTACAAATCCAAATTGGATTGCCACACTCTGTACAGGTTTCATCTTCTAACATTTGCATTGCTTCAATCAGCATAAAATCAAATGGAGTCCAAGGCTCACTTGGCTGCTCATGAAAGAGCATTGCTACTGGTCTTATATTTGCCCGTATTGCAGCTTTGATTTTAATTATGTATTGCCGATTGTGTGCCCATGTTAGAACTTCTGTAAAAAACCTGCATCAGTAAGTCCTTTGAAATAACCTGTAGCAAGAGTTAGTTTCTGCATTGTAGCAATAAGTAGGTTCCAAGATTCAGCAGGAATTGAATCACGCAAGTTAGCAACTTCTTCAGAAGTAAACTCATGGTCATCTTCATTACCATTAGCATCTACAACTTTTACAATATTAGCTGCAACTAATGCACAGAAGTATATAGTTACCCACTCATCGGTTTCATCATCTTTAATAATTGAGGCTTCAATTTCCTCAATGCGCTTCTGGTCAATACCCCGCATATAAAAAGTAAGTTTAGATTTTAATATTTTAGCAGATAGTTCAGCAGTCTCAGCTTCTAGTTTTTCTGCATCTTCATCTGTAAGTGCATCAATAACTATATCTTGTATTTTGGAAAGTTTATATGCACTTTCAATATCTAAATAAATATCAACGGTATCTTCTGGGAAAACCCTACCCTTGATTGCATCAGCAAGATTAAACTTATTAATGCTTTGTGCTTCTTTTACAATTTCAAGCACTTCATTTTGTTCACTCATTTTACTACGCCCTTCTTACAAGCCCATTAAGGTAATAAGGTTGGAGAGGGAAAATGGGCGCAAACCCTCTCCAACCAGTTTATTAAGCTACTACGGCTTGGTTAATACCTAGAACACCCTGTGGCTGGAACATAACGCCAAACTTAACGCTATCTTCACCAACAGTATTGTCCATTACTGCATCGGCAATAAATTTGTAGACGCTAACCTTATCAGTGCTTACGGTGACAGTTGCACTTGGAGTTTGTCCAACACGGACAACTAGCCAACCGCTTACACGACCATCAGTAGGTGCCTTGAACGCAGTATAAGCATTGTAGTAAGCACCAGTTGACTCAGAGGTAATTCCACGGAAGAAGTTTAGCTTTCCAGTAAACTGAGCAAAGCCACGAGTCTGTGCATTTGACTTGTCAACGATTCCCTTGTCAGCAATCTTGTTTGAGTCACCTGCACCAAGTTCAAAACCATCCCAAGCAATTGCATCGGTTAGTCGAATAGATGAAGCGTTCTCAATAAGAGCCTTGCTTGGAGCGGTTGCAAAAGTATCAGCAGTTGCAACAGATGATGGAACCCACCATACATCCATATTTCCGTTAGACTGAATCTTAGTTCCAGTAGTTGCTGCAAGAGCAGGACCTGCGCCAGCAGTACCAGCACCAACTGCAACGTTAACTGCAACTTCACCAGTGGTCAAGAAGCGACCTGCATAGCGAATCATTTCGCCATCACCAATGATGTCGTGAGCATAGTCAGTAGTTACACCATAAACGCTGATTTCATCGCCTACAGCAAAAGCAGCAGTGTGCGCCTTACCGATACGCTTGATTAGGTAATACTTAGTTCCAACAGCAGCAGTTGCAAACAAGTCACGGAACTTGTTATAAACAGAAGTTGCAGAAGTACTTGCATCACGGAAGCCATCAAGAGATGCTTCGTAGTTGAATAGTGTTGGTGTGTTAACCTGAGCAGCATCAGTCATTGATAATGAGCTATCAATGTCAGAGTCAGTCATGTTAAGGGTATAGTCATCAGTGATGGCTGGTGAGATATTGAAAACTTTGGTAGCATCTGTAACCTGTGCAAGCGTTGGAGACCAAGTAGATAGTGTAATATCTACACCACCAAAGGCATCGCTTGAGGCAACATAAATACCAACGTTAGGTCGAAGCATTTTGGTAGGCATATGCTATTCCTTATTCTTAGTAGTGTTGTCTGGAGCGGGCTGCTCCTTGATTAGTTTTGTTTCTTTATTTGGCGCAGCCATAACTTCTTCCTCAACCGGAATAAGGTCAATGCCAAAAACTGGGTGTCCGATGTAATGTCTCGGAACTTCAAACTCGACATCAGAGCCAAATTTAGTTACTTTTACAGCCATTATAATCCTTCCATAACTATTTCTATTTTACCATATGGTGTTTACTGGAAACGTAAATCCCAGTTCAGATATATATCGATTTGTTTTTAATTCAGATACAGTATATGATGTTCCGCCAGATAGTGTTAGCTCTCCAGCGTCTACTGGAGTAAATCCAGCTAACTTATCTCTAACTAATCCAGCAACTTGCCTAGCAGCTCTCTGTGTAGGGGCAATACAAGATACTACAATAAAAGAACTCTTAACGTCATATTTACTAGATGTAATGCCACCAATGTAAGCACCATCGTACATATCTGAAAATTCAATAACAATGTAAGGAAGTAGTATTCCACTAGAGCTAAACTTTAGTTTAGAATCCTCTGGAGGTGAGGTCTCATAAACATCTTGAGATAATTCATTTAGTTTTGCAGTTATTTCATCCTGCACAGATATTAGGTTTAGGCTCATTAGTAGTCCACCTTATTGTTATTACTACCAGCTTTATAACTCATCATAAAGCGAAGTACATAATTATTAACTTTAGGAAGTATTGTCAAGTAAGTATGCATAACTGAGTGCATTGGCTTTATATGTTTAGTTCCATCTTCTTGAAATCCAAAGTATTTATACCATAGTTCAGTCCAACCAATATTAATAACAAACTTAGTATTATTATTACGTTTACGAGTTTGATAACGAACTGAAGATTTCATTCTACCAGTTTGGACTCTATCAATATAATTAGACATTACATCTTTTCCATCTTGACCAATAGCTATCATCGCTGGTTCAAGAGTTCGCTGTAATGTAATACCATCTGGGATAAGGTTGAAGTTATATTTAGCTTGAGTTATAGCACTTCTTTTATTAATTAGTTTTACAGTTTTTGAATCAAAACTAGTCATAAATGATATTAGTTCATTTTGTAGTTGTTTTTCAGTTTTTAATAATTTACTATAATTAAATGAGATTTGAATTCCAGAAGTAAAGCTATCTTTGTTAGAAGTCTCATAAGCAAGTTGTGAGCCACCAATTCTAGGAAATCTATCACTTTTCTTTTTAGCACTCATTAGCTAGTCACCGTAGGATTCAGTTCAATATCAACCTTACAAGCAAATGTTCTTTCCCAAGGGTTAGAACTATTTAGAACATTAGTGATAATATAAATAAACTTAGTAAGTTGTCCGTCAACTGGTGAAGAGGTAACACGCATACGTTGATTAGGTCTGATATCTGGAACGTTAGTATTTCCAGCAACTTGATTCCTACCAAATGATATCTGCACAGTAAGGTGTTGTTCAGTAGTTGGATTATATTCTTGACCCACTACTGTAGAGGTAGTTGAACTAATACCACTTGGCTGAATACGAGCCTTGCCCTTCCAGATAGTAGTTGTACTTCCTGACCAAGAGTTAGTTGTGGGATTATAGGTATCTGCATCACCTAAAGCAGTATAGATTTCAATCTGGGCAAGCTGAAGACCATAAACGACTCCTCGGTTATGGTAAGGCCATCTTGGGTCTATAGGACCTCTAGCATTTAGTCCCAATTAAAACCACTATAGCAAGTAGGATTGACAATAGTAAAGGAGTCATAAGCATCATATAGAGCGTCTTCTTTTGCTTCTTGTTGAAGAGATGCTGCCTGTGCACGAAGCTCAGCACCTAGCTTAGCACCATCAGTAGAATAGTCAGAAGTCTTGATAACTTTATTGATAAGAGCCTCAGAGGTAGCTAGGACTAGCTTAGCCTGTGCTGCTGCTAACTTTACATTATTAGAGTAAAGGGTAGCAAATGCTTGTATCTGTGCATCATTAAAAATATAGGTTGAAGCAGCAGTTAGGTCTTGTAGGTTCTCTAGCTGTTCAACATCTGGAATAAGTAAACGTATTTGCCCAATAACTGTTGCATAGTCTGGGGGGGTGATATCTGCCATGTCTTTATTCTACCTTATAGCCTATCTATTAGCCCCAGAAGCCAGTTGATGCTGTGGTTGCCGAGTTTGAGATTGGTGTGATTTGTAAATAGTTATCGGCGTATAGCGTAGAGGATGTTGCGCCTGTCAATGTAGCAGAGTAACGGTAAGCCGGTATGAGCGTTCCGGCTGTTGTAACACGCAAAATACCAGTCGCGTTTACTATGTATTGTCTAGGGTTAGCAGTAGATGATGGACTAATAATTTGGCGTGTTCCCAAAGCAGTCTTATCTTCAAAATATGATGTGCTAGTGCCAAGTGATGACGTGGCAACTTGAGCGTTGATAGTAAACGTTCCAACGGCTGTGCCAGCACCACGAATGTTAAAACCAACCTGTGATGATGTTGTTGAGCCAGCGACATCCAAACGCCAAGTCATGTCAACTTTGTAAGTCCCAATAGGTAAATTGATTGTGTCGTTCGCAGATGGAAATAAGGCATAGTCTGTTGAGGCCGCATATGAACCAGTTGTTCCGATACCAGAAGTAAATATTATAGTAGAAATTGGAATTCTACCAATAGAAGTATTTGGTGTTAAACTGAGAACTTGACCATTGAACTCAATATTTCCTTCTTCTTGATAATTAGAATTTGGTCCAGAAGTAAGTTTAATAGGTGCATAATTTACAGTTCCAGCATTAGGCTTCAGATACTTAAAATTACCACCACCACTAGTATCAACGCTTGCAAGTAAAGTTCCACTGCCGTTATACCAACCCTGAGTTATGCCAGATGCACTTCCACCATAAACTGCAAGTGGTTCAACATCACCATCATAATATTTAGTAAAACGCCAAGCACCCAGAAAACCTTCTGAAGAAATTGCCTTACTACCGCTACCGTTACTAAGAAAACCAATATAGTTTGTTGTTGCTGTTGCTGTTCCACCCGATGTGCCATCACCATCAGAACTAGCAACTCTAAATGAAGTAGTGGAACCAATATATGTAATCAGACGGCTACCATTTTGAGAAGCAGAGTTTCCACTTATAGTAACTTTTTGTCCAACCTGAAAACCATGGGCAACAGAAGTATTGAACTCAATATATGAACCATAATCTGTAGTTGTTGTTGTAATTGTTCTTGTTGTATAGTTATTTGGAACATCTATATTTAGACCATTAGTAGTATTATTAGTTTGTTTAAATGTTGCACCAGCGTTTGAGTCTATTTTAAATGCCGCTGTACCAGCGGAGTTTTGCACTTGCAAAATGTCAGCAACCTGGCCTGACGCACCACGAATAATCTCGCCCACTACGTTAGCGTTGCGAGCCACTATTGAAGATTGTGAAGCCAAGCTCACAGTTCCAGCAACTGTTTGTGCACCAGTTGTTGTGTTCAAATACGACACAGTGAACGGGGTTGTGTTTGTGACAGCAGTGACAACGAATGTGCCGTTGTAGCCTGTTGGTGTGATACCAGCAACTGTAATCAAATCGCCAACAGCGGCGTTTGTAGCAGTGGTTGTCGTGATTGTGGCTGTTGTTCCAGTGCCTGATGTTGCTGTTGTTGCACCGCCGACAGTGTAAGTAATCGGTTTTGTTGTGCCTGTGAAAGTTTGACCGACAGCGTTCACACCGTTGACGATTGTGCCACCCGAAATCTGGGTTTGAATCAAGTCGCCGTTTTGGTTTGCGTTGCCTCTAGTGATTGCACCAACAGTTGTTGTGGCACTAGGTGTCACGTTGACTCGTGCAACA